CTTCAGTTGGTTTAACTCCTTGTGCTAGTTCTCCCTCTTCTTCACTACTACCTTGCTCATCTGTAGTATCTGATCCACTGTTATCAACATCATCGATAGAATCACCCTCTGCAGATTCCATGTCTAACTTTTCTTGTTCTTTCTTTTCTTCTAGTTTTGCTTGGCAATATTTGAAGAGTGCTTCTGCTGCATTAAGTGTATCCTCAAATGTCTCTGCCTTCTCAACCTGACTACGATATATCTCCTCCTCAACTGTGAAATCAATGTCAACGAAATTACCAATCTTGAAATATAAATTGATCTTATCTGCAAGATTCATTTCATCAATATCTTTGAGTTCGATACCAAAGAAATCTTTGTCTGATAATTCCTGATAACCATTGAAAAATGTTTTTGATATACCTGCATATCTACGCTTCATTAACTTCTCTACACGAGCATCTTCTACAATGTTTACAAAACTAGGATTGATCTGACGATCTTTGTACCACTCGATATCAGGAGTATAGAGTGCATGAGAAACCTCATGACTTACAAGCATATCGTATACGTTCTCACTTGCATCCCATACTGGAAGAGTAAGTACACGAGAACTGACATTGAATGATGCTGTCTCAACTGGTTTATGTTCTACAATTAGATCTTCTGTAGCAAGTAGTTTTGCAAGTTGTGATTTGATTTCGTTTAAGGTAGTAGTCATGAATCTTTATCTGATATACCTATAATAACAACGAAACCGCCTCGATGGGCGGTCTAGTAGACACTTTATTAATTGTCCACGACGTTTCCTTGCTTGACGCAATGCCTGTGGTTTCAAGTGTCGCTTCTTTTCTTTTTTAGAATGGTGTTGCCAGTTAGGGACTTTCATTGGTCTTAACGGTATCAAGAATATTTATGGTTGGTCTCCATCCTAATTCCATTAACTTTGAAGGATCAGCACATGTGATATCTCTTTCACCTGGTGTATCTTCTTTGATTGGTAGATGACCCATACCCATTTTAGTTGCCAGATCAATGACAGATACAGGATCTCCAGTGCCGACATCTAATACACCAGTATAACTGCTAGGAATCAAAGTTGCAATGGCAGATACAATATCATCTACATGAATCCAATCTCTTTTATGTCTTGTAAGATAGGTAGCAGTTTTATCTTCTAGCATACGATATAACATATCAGTACGACTCACTCTCTCTGCATACACATTAAAGAATCTCATACCCACACTATTCGGTGGTGCTTGTACTTCATTTACTTTTTTACTAATACCATAAGCATTAATCCACCACTCATACACAGCAGCAGAACTTGCATATAAACATCTAACATTATTATCTCTACAATAATCAAAGATGGGTTTAGATTTTTCTACATTGTTTTCCCAAAATAAATCTGGATTTGCAACTGCCTCACGTATTGCAGCATTTGCAGCAAGATGTATAACTACATCATAGATTTTATCTGTTTTAAAATCTCCCAGATCATCTGGTCTATCGTATCCATCAACATCAAATCCAAGATCTGTAAAGTATTCATATACATGACTACCAATAAATCCTTTATGTCCTGTTACTAAAATTTTCATTTCACAATTTTACTGAATCCTTTTACTTTATCAAACTTAATGCAGTTATCAAACTTATCATGAAGTTCTGTTTTATGAGATATAACAAAAATATTTGCATCCTTTATAATATAACGGATTATTTTTAGAAACTCATCTACACCAAATCCATCAAGAGATGAATCAAATACTTCATCCATTATTAATAGATTGGTATTTACGGAGTTCTTGACTCTTGCTACTTCTCTCCATGTGAATAATAATGCCAAGTCAATACGCATCTTCTCACCTTCACTGAATGATGAATAAGAGAAGTCTTCATGTATTGGTGACTTTACAGTTTCTGTAAACTCTTCATTGAGAGTAAAATTGATATAGAAATCCATCAACTGTAGGTAACGATTTACCTGTTGATTAATAAATGGTAGATACTTTTTAATTATTTTAGTCTTGACACCATCATCTTTTAAAAGGGAATATGCAAAATCATAGTGTGCGATATCTTCTCTACGATCTGACAATTCATCAACTGTTTTCTGAAGACTGGTTTTAAACTCTACTAATTTCTCATTTTCAGTATTTCTGTTTTTAATTCTTTCGGTAATTGTTTGAATTTCTGATTCAAGTTCCCTGACTTGTTTTTGGTTGAAAGATACACGAGTGTTGTTTTGAGAAATTTCATGTGTAAGTTTAGTAATCTCCTTTGATAGTTTAGTGAATTGACGTTCTTTTTCCTTTTCAGAATCTATAGTTTTTTTAAGGTCTTCGTAACCTTGCTTGAGTTCTTTTGCCTTGGATTGAACGTCATTAATTCTATTTAAACGAAAATCTTCCTCTATATGTTGAGTACATGTAGGGCAAACCGTGTTATCTGTGAAGAACTTATGCTCTTTCGTAATGGTCGATACCTTTTGAGATATTTTACCTTTGAGATTATTAAGCTTTGCTAATTTTTCTCCTGATCCTGTCAGTTTTTCCTGATCTTTAATTAGACCAGAAACAATATTTTCCTTATCAGTATTTGCCAATAGATAATCATCAGATTCCTTGATAAGGAGATTGACTTTATTTTTATTTAAATCAATTGTATTCTTACTTTGCTCTTTAATTTCTTTAATAAAATTGTTTTGCATCTCAATTTTATCTTTAAAATTATCTTTCTTTAAATTAAGAGATCTAATTTGTTCTTTCTTTTCTCTCATTCTTTCTTTGATTAAATTATTCATCGCAGAAAAAATACGAATGTCTAATAGATCCTCAATCACATCTCTACGAACTGAACTTGACAGTTGCATAAATGGAACAAATGTACTACTACCTAATATTACAATCTGTGTAAATGACTTATAATTAACTTTTAATATACTCTCTTCTAATAATCTTTGATTTGCTCTATCATCTGATTGTTTGTGTAATGGATTACCATTGACTTCAATATCAAACTTATTTGGTTTGATTGATCTTCTTACCAAATAATCACGACTATTGACAGTAAATTCAATTTCAACACAGCAATCTTTCTCATTTACTGTATTCACCAACTGTGATTTAGTGATCTTACGAAATGGTTTATTAAAAAGAACAAAGGTCAAAGCATCCAACATAGTGGATTTTCCAGCACCATTTGTTCCAATAACGATGTTAGTGTGACTATCTTGAAAATTTACTTCTGTCCAATGATCTCCTGTTGAGAGAAAATTTTTCCACTTAATCTTTTTGAAGGTTAGCATTTTTTGGTGGTATTACGATATCGTTGGGAGTAATTACTGCATATTTGTAATTATACCTCTTACAAGTCATTAATGCAAGCTCATCATCAACTTCTATTACATCCATTTTTTTGATCTGATGTTCGTCTTCATTTAACTGCATTGCATAGCGAGTTGCATCATCCTCCTCCTCGAAGAGAAATAATACTTTATCTCCTTGATGATCTTGAACAGCATATGCTCCTTCTTCCCTTTTGTCATGTAGTGTTAGGAGAAACATTACTCTACCTCGCAAGCTTGTCGATATAAATCTTGGAAGATTCCCTTTATAATATTTTTGTCAAGATCAAACTCTGACTCATCAATGTAACGATTCAATAAGGATAATGTATTCTCATCTTCATCCATTTCAAAATCTTCACCTTCAATCAATTCAAAGTTCTCAATGATTTTAAGATCTTGAATTCCAGTTGCATATAACTTATCAATAAATTTTTGGAATTGTTTTGGATTTGTTTTTTTACGAACAATAACCTTAACTATTTTGTTTTCATATGGTGTTGAATCAAAGGTCTGATAGGGAGTATCTTCATAATACACGTTATAGAATAATTTATAAGGATTGTTAATTGGAGCATGAGTGATGGTATCCGTATCAAAAATATGAAATCCTCTTGTATCATTTACATCATTCCAGTACATTTCATATGGATTTCCAAGATAGTTTATCTTTCCATCAGTAGATCGAGTATGAAAATGACCAGAATAAACAGCGTTAAATTTACTGAAGACATCTGTATCCATACCATCTTCCATCATATGTCCACGAGTTGCTTTGAATCCATTGATCTCAAGATGACCCATTGCAACTTTAGACTTTGAGTTTTGAATCGCTTCAAGACTCTCATCATAGTTTTCAGAGTTAATCCAAGGTAAAAGAAGAATATCTAATCCATCAATATTAATTTCTGTTGCCTTTGAGAAGGTTGATATATTTGAGTAATCGTTTAATAAAAGTTCTGGTGAATTGACATGATTAGTATTTTTATAGTAACAATCATGATTACCTGTAATGGCATACACCTTATACTTTCTCAATGGTTCAAATACAACTTGTTTTGCCCACTCTAAACTCTGATAGTCAATTGACTTTCGACTATCAAATATGTCACCCATATGAATGACAGTATCAATTTTTTCTCTTTCTAAAGTTGGAAAGAAAATATTATCATAAAACAACTGGAAGTAGTTGTGAAGATGTGTTGACCCCTTTCTTGCACCATAGTGGGTATCAGTAATTACAGCGACTCTCATCTATTGGAAGACTTGTATTGTATGTTATCTTTAATTGTGTTATATTCTGAACTATCACCTGACAGAGAATTATCGTCAACCTTCATGACTTCATCAAATCCAGTTCTCTCTATAATTTTAGTCTTAATATCTAATTGCTTCTTTTCCTTCTGAATACGACGTAGAAAAGCATAGTGAATGATTTGAGTAAAGTAAGCAAATGGGTTTTTAGACTTCTCTGGATCGAAGTTATGAATGTATTGAACGCAGTTCTCAATACCATCTGATATCATATCATCACGAAACATGTAATTAACAAAGTTAGGTTTATATGACAAATGTGTTGCAATCTTCAAAAAACACTCTCCAAGATAATTCGTGATACGTGGTTTTGGTAGATCATTCTCCTTTGCATGAGCAACCTTTTCCCTGTATACGATTAGTGCTTGTAAGAGTTCTTTGTTATTTACATAGTGTTCGGACTTCTTTTTTGGCATGACATTGCTTTTCCCGTATAACTATATTTTATTATACCATATTTTCAGAGCTTGACAAGTGGGTGTAATATGTGTACAATAACCTTTGTAGAGGTTCAAGGGTAATAATAGCTAACTTTCTTTAATATTATTATTGTATATACTTTCGAGATACTCACGAGCATCATCTACATTTGATAGGTATCCCATTTGAGTCGAGAGTCCGACCTGACCGTTTTCTGGAATTATAATATTATCATCATCCATATCACTTACGAATTGATCATAAACTGATATAAGTTTAGCATCTTGAGTTTCAGTCATTGTAATAATTTTATCTTGACGTATTACAAATATATCTTGATCTGAGAGTTCTAACCAAGGTTTGACCTTAACTAGAGATCTCATACCTGGATGACTAATATACTTCATAGTCACAGGATTGTTTAGAATTATAACTGGTTCGTCTTCTGATTCGTCAACACAAACCACTGAAAGGATTTCCTCCCCAGATGTTAGTTTAATAATAGCGTAGAACTCTTCGCCCATTAGTTTTTCAGTGGTATGTTAACTATATCATAATTGAAGTTCTCTTGGTTGTAAACCTTAATTCTTTCAATTAAATGATTTAATGTGTAGTTTTTTCTTGATTTATAAGAAATATCATCAGCAATATCATATAGAGTTGCCTTCGATTTCTTGTCTCCCTTTCGGAGAACTCTACCGATTGACTGAAGATTACGAATTCTAGATTTGGAGGGTGAAGCAAAGATTACATTATGAAGGTTCTTAATGTTAATTCCAGTTGAGAAGGTGCCGTAAGAGGCAACGATAATGGCATTGTTTTCACTTTCTGCAATCTCACGAACCTTTTCTCGATTTTCTGTTTCAACCCCGCCATGTATGAAAAATACTTGACGATCATCTGATTTATTATTATTTATTAAATCAAAAAGTGGTTGACCGTGCCCCTCAACTCTTGCGTATAGTATCAAAGTATTGCCTTTTAAATCTAATGCAAGATTTTTAATAAAGTTATTTCGACGATTATGACCAATGATATATTGTATCTCATCCTCAAATGTTTCAAACTTATTCGGTGAGTGTTTCAATAGAAGTATATTGATATTTAATTTTGCCAGATGACCTTTCTTCATGAGTTCATCTGTTTTTATTATTTTATATGAAGCACCAAACAATCCCTCCAAAACCCACTTGTGCGTTTGAGTTCCGTCAAGTGTGCCAGTAAATCCAAACCGATATTTGGCATCAGAAAGTTTTGACATTATAGATACTAACGATTTACTTTTGAACTGGTGAGCCTCATCCCCAACCACAACAGAGAACCTCTCAAAATACTTTCTGGGGAGTTTGTAGATTGATTGCCAAGTAGTAATAATGACTTGAGAGTCCGTCTCTCTTTCTTTACCTGCGTATATCTTGTGGCAAAATGAACCTACGTCCCAGCCATAGTCTGCAAAATCTTTATACATCTGTTCTACTAGGGAAGTCGTCGGAACGACTATCAGAGTATTTTTCCCTTTCTCAACGTAATATCTCACAATCGAGTATATCATCAGAGATTTACCCGAAGCAGTTGGGGATATCAACAACTTTCTATTATGTTTTAGAGCGTCGTATACTCCCTCTACTTGATATTCACGGGGAGCATACCTACTGATTGCTGTCATATAATCCTTCACACCCTCTTTCGAGATCATACCATTGACTTCAAATGGTAGACCATAGTATTCGCTTTCTCTAAATTCGTAAGTATATTCGTGATCTTCGCAAAACTTTATTAACTTATCAAGTAATCCAACATACATCTCTCCGTTGTGATTACTAAACAGTCTTATCTTTCCATCCCAATACTTGTTACGGTATTGTGGCATGAATTTAGCACCTGGTACATCAAAAGTAAAATAATCAGACAGTTCATAATATACATGAGGTTCTGATTTTACCTGTAGATATACTTCATTCTTCTTTGAAATAACCAAATGAGACATGACATCTCCATCATTTTAGTTATTTATGCTGGTCTCTCTGGGTAAAATCTATACCTTCCATATGGTCGTGTTCATGTTGAAAAACTCTGGAAGCAAGTCCTTCTAACTTTTTCTTATGTAATTTTTTATCAACATCTTCATACTTGACAACAATCTTGTTAGGTCTTAAAACATTTACGGTTTGGTCTGGAAAAGATAAACATCCTTCTTCACACCAACTAGATTCTCCATATGTTTTAATGATTCTTGGATTAAAACAAGTAATTACTTCTTCTGTTTTGACATCAATCATCATACAGAATGCTCTTTCCCAAATACCAATTTGATTTGCAGAAAGACCAATACCCTCATAATGAAACATGTTTCTAATTAGTATCTCTGATAATTGATGTCGATTTAAATTATAACTACACGAGTCAATTCGATGATGAAATAATTGATGCTCTGGTTTTACGAGTTCTTTTATATAATCTACTCTTGGGGTAATCATTAGAATCCTGCTTGAAACTTCTGCCATTCAATGGCATTTTTAATTTGATACGTGCGACCTGATATATTTCTAATTATCTC